ATCTTTACTGATGTTAATGTTGCATATCAGATCGTAACAGAAGCATCTAGTGGTTGGTGGATATTTGGTGAAACTTATGAAACATCATACTTTGAGCAAGGCAATACAGTCTTTATTACAAACCTACAATCACACACTATATTCTCAATTATTGGGTTATATTTTGGTGGTTCTTTAACTAGGAAATAACATGGTAGCAAAAAGATATCAAAACAAAACTGGTGGCTTAAACGAAGCTGGTAGAAAATATTTTAAAAGAACTACAGGAGCTAATCTTAAAAGACCTGTAACAGGTAAAGCACCCAAAGGTTCTAAAGCAGCAGGAAGAAGGGCTAGTTTTTGTGCAAGAATGGGGGGTGTTAAAGGCCCTATGAAAGATTCTAAGGGCAGACCAACAAGGAAAGCACTAGCACTTAGGAAATGGAAATGTCGCAAATCCTAAGAAAACAATGTTTATGGGTAATGATAGTAATTATATTGGCTTATGGCATAGCTGACGCTATTGGTGATGTAACGAGTTCGGGAGCTACTACTAATACTCAATCAAACAACGCAGGTTCAAATACTGCCATTACAGGTGGGTATGAATCGAGTACAACCTACCAATCGGGTTCTAGTTCTAACAGCACAACAAATAACGAAACAAATAATAGTACAAATACTAAAACAGCAGTTAACAGCTCGTCAGCACCTGCTATGAGTGTTTATGGTCAAGATAGCTGTGTTATACCATTAGCAGCAGGAATTACTGTAATCGGCTTCTCAGGCACGTTTGGGAGTTATTATGTAGACCCTAACTGCGAAAGAAGAAAGTCTGTATCAGTATTAGCTAAATTAGGTATGAAAGTCGCAGCAATATCATTAATGTGTCAAGATGAAAATGTATGGGAAGCCATGATGATGGCAGGGACACCATGTCCTATAGACGGACTAATTGGAGAAAAAGCTAAAGCTAAATGGGTTGAAAAACGCAAACAAGAATTAACAGGAGCTACTCAAACTAAACCGAGTATGACTTGGAATGATTAGAGCAATACTACTATCTTTTATATTAACTGGTTGTGCTACACATTCAGTAACATTAGGAACGATGGAGGTATGGGGCAACAACGAAATAAAAGTTGACGCACCCACAAAACAATGAAATACTTAGTATTATTATTCATTTGTTTTCCTTCAATTTCCCTGTTTGCTGAGCAGACAGGGAATCTTTTAAATCAAACTTATTTTGATAGTGGTAAACCTATCAATGGTTGGTCAGGAACTAATGACCATAATCATGGTAACTCAATTATTGCCGGTGTTCATGGTAAGTATTTAGAAAATACTATTACGTTAGGTGATACCCTTAATAAATCTCAAATGAATGGTGGTTGGACATCTACTTTTGGCAGTGACATATGGCATTGGAACGATTATCAATCTACAGTTAGAATGACACAGACCATAACAGGAGCAGATGGAAGTGTTACAACACAAGTAAGAGATGTTGTTAGCTCACCTTGTGATGGCAATAATTGTGGTAGCTATGTAACTTATACAGACTCTTACACTCAAGGAATTAATAATCAATCTAACTTTAACATCAAAGTAAGATATGATTTTTCAGATACCAGTCAATCTAGTTCTCACTGGTCTCCTGATGTAAAAAATCCTACATTAACTATAGAACATAGTCTTTTGTCTGTTGAACAGCAAAGTACTATATCAGAAATAAATGAAACAATAGATGAAACTATACAACAAAAAATAGAAACAGTAGAGTTTATACCAATAGAAGAATTTACTTTTGAAGTTTATGAAGAACCTGAGATATTCGTTGAAAAGTTTGAAGAAGTATTTATTGAAGAAATTAAAAAAGAAGAAATTAATATAGGAACAGTAAACGTGTTCAAAGAAATACCAATGGAGGTATCATATGAAGAACCAAAGACCATCGAAACATTCACAACAGAAATCCAAAGTTTTGAAGAAAGAATTGAAACAACAGAAAGTTTCAACAACACGCCAACAAGCGAAGTCATACAAGAATTCTTTGCAGAAGAAGTCAGTCAACCAAAAGAAGAACGGCAGACCCTCATCGAAACCCCAAACCCTAGCAGAATCTCTCAGCGAGAAACTCCACTTGAAGAAGTTCGAGGAGGAGTTGAAGAAAGAACAAGCATTGAAGAAACAACAGGAGCAGGAAATGAATCTGCACCAAAAGAAAATGAAGAAAGAATTACTACAGAGTCTAAAGAAGAAAGCACAGTCGCAGAGTCTACACCTGAAGCTGTGGAACAGACTGAAAGCAATACTCCTGAACCTGAAGCAGAAACTACAGTCGCTTCTGAAGAAGTAAATGAAGCTGTCGGAGAAGGAGAAACAACAGATAGTGAATCAGGAAATGGAAGAACTGAAACAGTTGCTGAAAGAGAAGAAACCCTCGAAAGCCGAGATAATGAGGTGGAAGAAAGCAGGGATAGTAGAAACACTAAAGTCAGTACTCAAACTATTTCGATAGAATCTATAGAAAAAAAAGTTAACGAAACTCTCAAACGAGTAGACCAAAGACTGGTTGCTACTTCCCTCATTGTAGCTAGGGCTATGGAAAGCCCACTTTCTATGGACAATTACGGACAAACCAACAATAATATATTTAATAATCAATTAGTTATTGATGGAGGTAGTTATGATGACCAAAGAGAATACATTGATTTGCGAGATATATATGCTAAGAATCAAAATGTTTACAACGACTCTATGGCACAACGTCAAACAAACATTCAAAAAAGTATTGATGAAGTTATAAGAACACAAGAACATCTGAGGAGGATTCGTGGATATTAAAGTAATCACAGGAGCTATTGGTTTAGTTATTACTCTAGGTGGATTGTTTGTCTATCAAGGACAATTGATTCAAAGAGTAGAAGTATTAGAAGCTAGACAATCAGTAGACATTAAACCCTTGACAGCAGACATCGCTATTAACAAAGCAGAGATAGCAGTATTAAATGCTAAAGTTAATGAGATGAAAGCAAGGTCAGACAACCCGTTAGGACAATAATATGCCAAAAAAAGCAGACTTAGACAAAGAAGCCAAGTTTATAGAATTTTTTTGTGAGGGAGACACACAGGGAAATGCTAAAGCTAGTTGTATAAAAGCAGGTTGGGACAAAGATAAAAGTCCTAACCAAATGGGTTCTTATCTTCGTAAAAAACTGTCTAATGAAATTAGGAAAAAAAATGAAGAAAGAATAGCATCTACTTCTAGCTACGCAATTAGCAGACTACAAGATATGTTAAATTCTGAACAAGATTCTGTAGTTTTAAATTCTGCAAGACTTGTTTTAGAACTAGCTAATTTTAATCCTCAAACTATAAACTTAAACATAGATGACACTAAACAAAAATCTGACGCAGAACTTATGGAAGAATTAGCTGTTTTGGTTAAAGATATGCCCGGTTTTGCACCAAAACTACAAGAAATAGAAGAAAAAAAATCTAAAAAAAATATTAAAACAGTAAAAAAACAATCACCAAAACCTTCTTTGACTAAACATTAAAGCTCGTATTTAGCGTCATGATATAACCCTTTTTGAGGTTTTTTTTGTAGTTTACGTACTTTTACTTCTTTATGTGTAAAAGACACAATTTCAGGTAGTTTTTTGCTATTTTTAACAACTTTGTCGATAGCTTCTTCTTCTGAAATTGCACCAACTGCACCACTAAAAACAACTGTTGCTCTATAACAGTAGTAATTTTTTTTCATGTATCACCTATTTATTACCATTTACTTCTTTCTTGAGTTTAGTTTTGGTGTTATTAATTATATTGCCATTTACTTCTTTGGTTTCGTATTTTGAAGAAAGCCATTTTGAACTTTCTTCGTTATCTTTTAGCTTCCAAACCCTATATTTAGATTCACCTAAAAATATAAATTTAAATTTTATCTTTCCTTGCCTACTAAGATAATCAAGCAAAAACATACTTTTCCAACTTTCAACTAAAAAAGAATCACCCGAAACCATAATGCTTAATGCTCTTAGATAATTATGGTGCATTTTCTTTTCGCTTTTTGATAGTGAATCATAAACCTTTTGCTGTGCTTTGTTAGAATCTGGAAATCTTACACCGGGATAAGGTACGCCTTTCTGTATAATATCTGACAAACCAGTTTCAATTATTTTTTCTTCATTTAAATTGTTTATAAATTCTTCTTTTAATTTTTTAGTATTAAACTTTGCATTTAAAAATCTTTCGCCACTTTTTTCTAATTCTTCTTGTTCTAGTATTTTTAACGCTTTTCTTTCTTGTCTTCTCTCTTGTCTTTCTCTTTTTTTTCTACTTTTAACCAATTCATCTAGACTTGCTACGCCTACATAATTAGGGGGAATAGAAAATAGACCTTTTGCTTTTATATCCATCATGTGTTCTCTAGTTTATTTAAAGCACTTATTTCAATGTCTTCTAGTTTATTCATAATTATTTTATATTTTTCTTTATTGAAGTCTTTTTCTTCTACACCAACAAAGCTAGACCTAATTAAATCTGTATATATAAAATTTCCCTCGTTACAATGTGGACAGTTTTCTGCAGAGTTTTTAAACAAAAGCACACCAATTCCATTGCAGAACGGACATTTTATTATAATAGATTCTGTTATACAAGCTTGTACATAATTTGACACCAAATCGTTTGACACCAAATCATCATCTACACCAAATAAAATTTTTAATTCTTTTACTAAATTAAAATATATTTTTCCACGTGAAGAATCATCGTCTAAAAATTTAGACAAAACATAATATAGTTCATTATTGGTTAGTCTTGCATATGAAAGCTTTAGAAGCACATCTTCTGACGTAATAGAGTCGTGGCTTTTTGACCTTGTGGAAGACAAATCGCATGATGAGGGCAGTAATTTTGCTAATAATTCAGCTTTCAAGTTTCCAAATCCTGTATTTTTCTCGAGCAACAGTACGAAAAGACACTTTAAAACCTTTTCTCCAAGCATAACTTCTTACTGCATCTACTATTTTATAATCATTTACCATAAAAGATTCCCCTTTTTCCATGTTAATCATAGCTTGTATGTATTCATCATACTTGCTTCTTACACTTAAATTAACATCTTTTTCTATCTTAACCATTGTTTTTGTACCATTCATATAACTCCTCTTGTGTACCAAATTTTTCTTCAAATATTTTTTTATTGTGATGTACTCCGTCTTTACCTCTATGATGCAAATAACAAAGCCCAATAAATTTTTCTTCGTTCCTCAATGCCATTCCTGCTCCTGTCAAATGATGAATTTCACATTCAGAAAAAACCCCGTATATTTTAGCACACACTGTACAACCAAATGACGCACATTTTTTATATTCTTTTTGCTTTTCTTTATTAGGTTTCTTAGCCATGTTTAAAAATTATGTGTTAACACATCTAGTTATATTCCCCTCCCAAATGCAGACCTAATCATCAAACGGGCTTTCTTCTCTTTCAAGTTCTGCGAGATAATCTACCTGTATATCCCATTTAGACTCTAAATCATCACAAAAATCATTAGCTTCTTTTCCGGTAAATCCTACTTCCTGTAATGCTTTTACAGAGTAATTCCTGTTGTAGTCTTCTCCCGAGTTTTCTATTTCTTCAATCGTATCGAAATAAAAATTATTACACGTTCTGCTCATTAGCTTAACTCCTGATAAAATTTCTTTTCTCTGCGTACATTCGCAGATTGTGTTCTGAATAAATCACAAAACAATTCAGCAGACTTAATTTTATGCCTTAAACCTATGTATTTTTCTTTAGCTTCAGCTATTAAGCCTATGTAATCTATCACTTTTTGTTGTGTGTTAGCGATAGCTTCTCTCTCTTTTTGCGTCATTTTGTCATTCATTAGCTTCAAATATTCCATATCTCTATGATATTTCATTTCTGAGTTATATTTTTCATATAAACTCTCCCATTTGGCAAGTTCTTGCCCTAGCTCAGATATTTTATGAACGGCTTTTTCTAATGTTTCGTCCCCGAGCTTAATCATTTTTCTTCTTTAGGCACGATTGCCATTCCCTTGTTATTTTTTGTATTTACCAATTCTGTCAAAAGCTTTTCAATGAGAGCCAAAATTTCTTTTTTCCCGTCTTCATTTCCCATAATATAATCTTCTTGTGAATAAACACCTTGTTTTTCAGATACTTTTGTTTCACTTACATAGATTATATAAAGCTCCATTATTGCTTTCTCATAAGTTTCTTTTGTATTATTGGCTAATAGCCTGTGGAATTCGTTTATATCTATCACTTAATCACTCCTATTAATTTATTTTTTACTTTTATTGGCAAACTATCAAAGTTCTCTTTCGTTTTGTGGCTTCGATAAAGCTCAACAAATCTTTCTTCTATTTTTTCGTAATCTTTTTCGCAAGTTTTATTCAATTTTAATCCACCGAGCATTTGGTAAACCTTGTTAGCCGTTTCATCTTTTACTTCTTTTCTGTTAAAAAAATCCAAAAGATATTTTTTAATTTCTAAACTAGAATCAGACAGATTTTTAACCACATCACAAACTTGTGGCTTCCATTCGCTAGATTGTGTATGTACTGAAAATGCCCTGATACAGTCTTCCATTTGATATGTTCTCAAAGCTAACCAAAAAAATCCTTTCTGTGTGTTATTGAGTAATTTCTGTTTAGGATATGCTTTATCTACTAACTCGATAAAAGCCTTAAATTCTTGTTCTGTCATTATTCCTTGTTCCTTAGTTATTTATAACTTATTTATTAATAACTATAGTTAATTATAAATATATATGTTTATTTATATATAATTATACATACATAGTTATCTATAATTATTAAAAAGTCAACATAAAAATTATTTAAATATTCCTTGCATTGTGCAAATGTTTGTATTATTGTGGTATTTGAAACAAGGAGAAAACAATGAAATTTGATAAAGAAACGAAAGTTTTTATGGAAACCTACGATTTAGACGAAAGTCTATTTTGGGATTGTCATGGAAGTCCTATACTTTTGCATAGAGGGTGGCTTAAAGTAGCCAAAAAACTAGGCATTGTAGATTACAAACTTACAGAAATTGAATTCAATAGCCAATTAGGTATTTGCGTCATTAAATGCTCTGCTACGTTAGACGGAATTACTCATACAGACTACGGGGAATCTTCCCCAAAAAACAATACCAATGCTTATATTTGGGCAATGGCTATCAAAAGAGCAAAAGACAGAGTTATTAGGGAATTTACAAACGTAAGTGGTATTGTCTATTCTGACGCAGATTTAGTAAAAGGGAAAGACGGAAAAATGCAAATGGCAGATAAAGTCGATGCTTTTGAAAGAACAACAGACGAACAAGTAGCTGAAGCTATCGCAGAAGTCAAAAACATAAAAAACAAAAAGGTTATAAAAGATGAAAAATCTAAATCTAAGAAGTAGTAATTTTATAAATTATATTTTTGGAAAATATGTTTCTCGGGAAGAACAGTTAGCACTTGATTTAGAGGGAAAAGAAAGAGAAATCGAGGGAGATTGGCAAAAATACATAATGAATTATGGAAATCTTCACGAAAAGCATGGAATTGCAGAATGGGTTGTATGGGCAGAAGAAATGCCAAATTATATACTCGATAAACAAAGGTCGTTTTCCGTCCCAAATTGGCTCGGTTTAGACCAAGAAGAAACAATTAGTCTAAGTAGCACTCCTGACGGGATAAAATCAGATTTTAGCTGTATTCTTGAAGTCAAATGCAGTATGGGTGGCAAGTCATGTTATAAAGATTTACCAAAAGACAAGCTTCCTCAAATATACGGGCAACAAATGGTGTTGAATAGTTGGTTAGAAAGTCAAAAAAACAAAGAAAGAGTAGAAAAAACTCATTTAATTAATTGGACACCGAATCACACTAAAATTTGGGAATGTAAAAGAAACGAAGAATTTGAAAATTATCTTAAAAAATATTTAGAAATATATTCATGGGCATTGCTGAATGAAAAAGATGATGAATTAAAAAAACCAATAGAACAATTTAAAGGAGAAATAGAAAAAAGTATTAGCTTAATATATGAAGCTAAAGTATGTGTTTAAAAATAAATTGTTAACACAGAAAAGGGATTAATGTCATTAGTTGGGACAGTTATACCTCGAAAGAGATGGAGAATACTATTAACAATGGCTCTTGCGTATATATGAAACCATTGGGCATTAATACGGGATAAATAGGTACAGCATACAAATTAATTGTACTGGTCAGTATGCAGACACTTTACAAACCTATTTATTCTTAGAGAATTATATATGACCTAAAGATAACTAGTACTGTGGCGATACCACAATAAATATCGGGTGTTATCCATATGTAATCGGATAGATAGGTTAGTAGCTAGGTTGAATAAAGCCTGTCTATCCTCAATTAACGAGGAGAATAAATATGCAAATAGAAAAAGCTAATTGGTATGACCATAAACCTAGTGATGACAAT